CTACGGGCTAGAAAAGAAAGAGTGCTAAAAGCTCTTAGCGTTTGGATAGACGCAGGGGATGTAATAGGGAGCTACGAATGAAAGACTACAGAGTAGAAGTAAAAGTAAAAAACAACTACTTGTTTTCGATGATGAAGTCTTACGGTTTAAGCAATGGGGCTGAATTGAGTAGAGCTAGCGGCTTAGACCAAACGTCTATAGGCAGGGTACTTAATTTAAAAGCACCGGCCCTTACTAAAACAGGAAAACCAACTGCAACTGCACAAACCCTTTGTGATTTTTTTAGTTGCAGCGTGTACGACCTTTTCCCACCACAACATATAAACGACCCCCTACAAACTAACTCCGGTTCAATAGAAGCCAACATGGCTGAATTAACCTCTAGCAACTTATTAGCAGGTGGAACTGACCCGCTACAAATACTAAGCGACGGTGATGCGACAGACCTTGTGGCGGCAGCGGTAGGAAAATTAACTAGCAGAGAGAAAACAATAGTCGATGCCCGCTTTGGATTAAACGGTGAGGGAGAAAAAAATTTAGTCCAAATAGGAAAAGAACTTAATCTATCGTCCACTAGGGTTAGGCAAATAGAACAGAAAGCCTTACGAAAACTTAGAACGTATTCAACAGCTTCTTTAGCTTACGCACACAGTGACGAGGCAGGTGAGCATAGAGAAGAAATAATAATCCAAAACGCAATGGCTATTGCTAAGGGAGCGGCAAGGGCAGACGCAAAACGAAAGCAAGAGATAAAAGAACGGATAGCTTTCAGGGAAAAAGTAAAAAAAGAAGCAGAAGAAAGTCGGAACAGAAAATTAAAAGCTCTCAAAGAAGAGCTGGGCGAGAATTTTTGAAAAATAGAAACAAGCAGAGAAGGAAAAAAGAATGCTGACACCAAGCGGGCTGAGAGACATAGCCAAGAACAAGACCCTTACAACGGAAGAGACGGGCGAAACGACTAGCGCCTTAGACAGACAGACTGGCGGCAACCACTACAAGAACATGGTAATCCAACCTGCTGAGTACGCAGAGAAGAACGGGTTGTCATTGCTCGAAGGTAATGTGGTTAAGTACATATCCAGATGGAAGTTGAAGGGAAAACCGTTAGAAGACTTAACCAAGGCGAAGCACTGCATCGACTTACTAATTGAGATACACGGGGTAGAGTGATATGGAAATTGAAGGTACTCAGTACACATGGATCAGACTCGATTTGCCCGAAGGTTTAGAAGCCGTGGAAAGCGGTGCGAAGGGTTTTAAGTTTAAGCCTCTGCAACCAAACGCAGTGGTGTTAGGCGGTATGTTGCTTGTAAAAACTAAAAAGAAGAAGGGCAAATGAAAATAACTATAGAAGTTGATGGCGAAGATGCCGAAGAACTTATCGCGTTAATACAACGTGTTACTGATGCGGTGGAGAAGCTAGAAGATATTCTTAAGGAGTTTGAAGATGAGTAACTTTACCGACCCAATGGCTGCGCTAGAAGAAGCGGAGTACTTAGCTAAAGAAGAAAAACGCACAATGTGTGTTGTCGAAGTCGAACCCAACATGATTGTCGTGGTCTCAAAAAGAGAAGCCCTTAACATGGGTAAAATAATATTGGAAACCTGTGTACCTTTTGAAGAAAACTTTAATATTTACGACTAATACGTGGAGATAGGATGAAAAATGAGAAGCTAGTTATGTCAGTTGTCGCAATGATTTTATTTGCGATTAGTATGTTTTTTATTTGGACGCATTTCGTGCCAGAGCCTGTCACTATTCCAGAAGTAGTAGAGGAACCCATACCAGATGTAGTTATTAAAGTGGACAACGTGGGATGCCACATTGCAGAAGTACCTGTAATAACTTATTACGTTGCAACAGACACCGCCCGCGTTACTATTGAATGTGATAGCGACATCCTGTTCCACTACCTACCTGCCATAATAGATGAGGTTAAGTAAATGTACGAATACAAAGCAACAATAGTTCGAGTCGTGGATGGAGATACAGTAGATGTGGATATTGATCTTGGGTTTGACGTTTGGCTTCGCAGTCAGCGTATTCGTTTATTTGGAATTGATACACCCGAATGTAGAACTAGAAATAAGGCTGAAAAGGCCCACGGAATGCTTGCCAAAAAATACGTTCAAGCGGCTCTCAAGTTGGGAGGAGTTTATGCGCTCCGAACAAGAGAGAAGGGAAAGTTTGGAAGATTTTTGGGCGAGTTCAAGACGGGAAAAGGAGCTATTACGAAACTCCTTATCAAAGAAAAATTGGCTGTCGCGTACACCGGCCAGAATAAAAAAGACATAGCGGCTGCACAAGAAGCTAACCGAATAGCCCTAATAAAAGAAGGGAAACTATAATGAGTAGAATACAAATGGCAACGTTGGTTTGGGAAGAAGAGTATGGCGAAGGTAGTGTGGAGCTAGTAGGACGATTTACTGAGGAGACTACAATTAGCCAACTAGATGCCTTGCAAGATTGGATTGATGTGCTAACTCATCTTTATAGCGAAACCCTAGAAAATTTTGAAACAAAACATTAGGAAAAGAAACTAAGTGAATATTATAACAATAGATTTTGAAACCTATTACGACAAACAGTTTTCGCTAAGTAAACTAACAACCGAGCAGTACGTACGAAGCCCAGAGTTTGAAGTGATAGGACTGAGCGTTAAAGTTAACGCAGGGGAAACAGATTGGATAAGCGGCCCGTTCAATGCAGTTAAAGAGTATTTACATGATAACTATGACTGGGAAAACTCTGCTGTTCTTGCTCATAACACTATGTTTGATGGTGCTATTCTTAGTTGGCTGTTTGATATTCACCCTAAGCTATACCTTGATACGCTGTGTATGGGCCGCGCATTACATGGTACGGAAGTCGGTGGCTCTCTTAAGTACTTGGCTGACATGTACGAGATCGGGGAAAAAGGTAACGAAGTAGGCAACGCTATAGGTAAACGCCGTCGTGACTTTACTGAAGACGAACTCGAACGTTACGGCGACTACTGCATACAAGACGTTGAGCTTACGTATCAGTTGTTTGAGATATTCCTGAAAGTATTCCCGAAGAAAGAACTAAAAGTAATCGACATGACGCTGCGTATGTTTATCGACCCCGTACTGGAGTTGGACGTAGGTAAACTTGAAGACCATTTGGATACGCTACAAGAGCAGAAAGAACACCTACTTGCAGAGTGTGGTATCGCAAAAGAAGAACTCATGTCTAATCCTAAGTTCGCTAAGGCACTTGAGGCGCTGGGCGTTGTGCCACCAATGAAAACAAGTTTGCGTACGGGTAAGGAAGCCTTTGCGTTTGCCAAGAGTGACGAGGGGTTCAAAGCCCTACAGGAGCATGACGATGCGCGAGTACAAGCCCTAGTAGCTGCAAGAATAGGTTTGAAGAGCACACTAGAAGAGACACGCACCGAGAGGTTTATCGACATTGGTATTCGGGGCACGCTGCCCGTGCCTATCCGATACTATGCCGCACACACAGGAAGGTTTGGCGGGTCTGATAAGATAAACCTACAAAACCTACCCTCACGTGGGCCAAATGCAAAGGTATTGAAAGCATGTATTTGCGCCCCTAAAGGCTACACCTTGATCGAAGCTGACTCTGCGCAGATAGAGGCTCGCGTATTAGCTTGGTTAGCAGGACAAGTTGACCTAGTTCGAGCATTCGAGAACGGCGAAGACGTGTACAAGAAGATGGCGGCTACTATCTATAATAAGAAAGAAGAAGACATAACACCCGCCGAACGCTTCATCGGCAAGACTACTATTCTAGGTGCGGGCTACGGTATGGGTGCCGCTAAGTTCCGCGACCAGTTAAAGGGTATGGGTGTCGAGGTGACTAAGATAGACGAGGAAGAATGTAAGCGCATTATACGGGTGTACCGCAGTGCGAATGGAGGCATATCTCAGTTATGGCGAGACGCACAAAACGCTCTGATGGGGATGTACCAAGGTGAACGGTACGGTGTAGGTAAAGCTGGGGTGCTAAAGGTGTTACCAGAAGTTAATGGTATACGTCTGCCTTCCGGTTTGATTATGCGCTACGACGACCTGAAAGCCGAGGATGGTGAGATGGGCGTACAATTTTCGTACAAAACACGTAGGGGTAGAGTAAATATCTACGGCGGTAAGGTGATAGAAAACGTCTGCCAAGGCATTGCAAGATGTGTAATGACAGACCAGATGTTATTGATTTCAAAGCGGTATCCTATACTTCTTACTGTACATGACTCTGTGGTATGCTGTGTTCCAGATAGCGAAGTTGACGAGGCTGCGGCCTATGTTGGCGAATGTATGCGACACACACCCGATTGGGCACAGGGCCTTCCGGTGCGTGGTGACGTGGAAACTGGAAAAACTTACGGAGAATGTACTGAATGGGTAAACCCACATGGTCATTTAGCAGCATAAAGACGTTCGATCAATGCCCCAAAAAGTATTACCACACCAAGGTACTGAAGGACTACAAAGAAGACTTTAATACCGAAGCCATACTGTACGGTAACGAGTTCCACGAAGCTGCCGAGGTGTATGTCAGAGGAGATGTAGAAGAGTTAGACCCAAGGTTTGACTACGCGCTAACCGCGCTAGATAGACTTAAAAACATGAAAGGCGAGAAGCTCTGCGAGTATAAGATGGGGCTGACTGAGAACCTTGAACCCTGCGGATTCTTTGCTGATAACGTATGGTTCAGGGGTGTTTCCGACCTTACGATACTAGATAGAGAAGCCGGTGTAGCTAAGGTGTTTGACTATAAGACCGGTAAGTCTGCGAAGTATGCAGACAAGGGGCAGCTCGAACTGATGGCGTTAGCTACGTTCAAGCACTTCCCTGAGATAAAAGTAGTGAAGGGCGGCCTGCTCTTCGTGGTATGTAACGCGTTTATCAAAGAGACGTACACTATCGAGAACGAACCAGACTTATGGAAGAAGTGGCTTGGCGAGTACGGCAAGCTAGAGAAAGCATTTGAGGTAGATACTTGGAATGCTAAACCCACAGGGCTTTGCCGCGCATGGTGCGTGGTACTAGAGTGCCCACATAACGGTAAGAGGTAACGACATGCCGTACAAGAATCCGAAAGATAGACCGAAGCAGAAGAACAAGCCTGTAGGTAGTCCTGAGTTTGAAGCTCGGATGGAACGCCAACGCGCTCGACGTAAGATGGATAAAGAAGGTAAGGACGCTAACAAGAACGGCAAAGCCGACAAACGCGAAGGCAAAGACATTAGCCACAAGAAAGCTTTAAGCAAAGGTGGTAGTAACAAGGACGGCGTGACTGTAGAGAGCCGCAGTAAGAACCGCGCTCGAAACTATAAAAAGAAAAAGAAAACAACTAAAAAGTAGGTGAGATATAGTAAATGCAAATAATTGATAACAGGGGCTTGCTCTTGCGGCTTCGCAATCCTGCGAAGATTACAACAGCAATACCAACAAGCAAGGCAGTGGGGGACCACGGCGTTCTGGTTAAATGGGGTGTGGACGAGGCTCGTGTACTTAAGAACTTAAATGTAAAGGACGTACCCTCACCTATTATGGGTATGTACGATTGGCCCGG